ATACTATTCAACATCCAATGGGCTAGTTCTGTATCGTGCAAAACCATTCCAGGAAGGTCTTCGTCATGGCTGGATTAACACAGTAACAAATGAGTTTGATTGCGAAATGGTTGTTCTTTGCCAAAACCTCAGGGCAAGTGGATATAACAATATCTACATTAACTATAGGTCTCGGACTTTTGTATAGGTAAAGCAAAACGGACTGCCATGATAGACAGTCCGCTCGCTAAGTAATGAACTACTTCTTTTTATTTGCTGGCTTCTTAGAAGCTACTGCCTTCTTTGCAGCTGGCTTCTTAGCTGGTGCCTTTAGGGCCTTAGCAGCCTTAGCAGCCTTCTCTACGGCCTCAGCAGATGGCACGATGCCGAAAGCTGGGTCATTTGGATTAACGGCTCGTAGGGCCACTGGCAACAGTGCTGCTAGTAGTGAGTATGCCAGGTCAGCTGGGTCAGTGACTCCAGCCAGGTATAGAGCAGTCGCTGCTCCTAGAACGCTTCTTCCATAAGAAGCTAGCATATTCTTTAGTTGTTCTGTCTTCATTTTTCTCCTTGTTTTTGTTTCTCTATATCAGCGATATAGAAATCTATCGTTTAATTGTTTTGGGCTTCTTCTTTTATTTCATCTTCAGGCAAAACCTTTTTAAGTTCTAGATACGCCGTCTCAATATCCTGGATTATATCTAGGTGTGCAGTTTGACCAGATACAGACCCATAAGTATTTGCATACTTAAACTTAGGCTCTACCTTATTTTTAAATGCAGTAAGTGCTTCCTGGACGTCCTCTATATACTTAAATGCCCAATCTCTTGACTCAGAGATAAACTTTAAGAACCCGTCTGTTTTTTCTACGCTATCTGGACTTCTTTTCTCAAGCTGCTGCTTTAAATTTCCAATAATTACAGCCTTGTCTAAAGCGTCCTGCACAAGTTTATTGCCAAGCTTTTTAAGTTTTAACTGTATTCTTAAATTATTTATTAGTAGAACAATAACTAAGAATGACAAGATTCCAAATACAATTAAGTCAGTAATCACTCTGCTCCACCTTCTCTTACAAGCAAAACAATTGCTCCGTTGTCCTCTAAAGCTTTTTTGATTCTGATCATATACTCTACAGCCTGTCTCTTACCATCATGACTTAAAGACATAAAAGCTTTTTCACTTGCTTTTACTGTAACAAAGTGTTCATGGTCTATAATTTGAACAGCAAAGTTTTTGGGGGCAAAGTGAGCCAAAGAGTGAAAAGCCATCTTCATTGCATCTGTATACATTAGTTCCTACTCATCTATTGTTAAGTCTTTCCATTTAGCACCCCAGTCTTTTTTAGTTCTGTGACTGTTAAACTCTCTAGATATCTTACCAGACTCTAAAAAGATTCCTCCCCAGACTCCCCATTCTTTTTGAGAAACTCCTACAGCAAAACAATCTCTAGCAACTGGACAACCAGAACAAACCTTGTCGATTGCTGGTCTTAGTGCTTCGTTTTCTTCATACTTGTCAAAGAATAAATTTGTGTCATACCCAACGCAAGCTCCAAGATCTTTCCACTCATGCTTATGCATCTCTCTTCCGATCTGGGATTATCCATCCATTATCAGATGGCTCGAAGCGTTGCTGCATATACCAGACCCCCTTGATTCTGATACCGTCCTTAGACGTTCTGCCCTTATCAGACTGGTATCTTTTTACAACAGTCCAGCCATCCCAGGAAAAGTCCTTGTTTTTAGAAACAAAGTTTTCCATCTCTTCGATTGTTTTGATAATCATTTTGGTGCTTTCTATTTTATTGGTCAAAAGCGATAAACGCCCACTGAAGCATCCTTGCTTTCTGCATAAGATACTAATGGCGAAATTGCCTCTTTTGGTTTACTAAAAAATGCAAAGTAATCAATATTGTGTATGTTTTCTTTTATCCAGCTAGGAGGAATTTTTATTAAACGAATCTTAATGCCCCTCGCTTTTAGACTTCTTTCAGAAACATTGCAAAACTCTAAAGCCATAGAGTTTATCTTTGATGGTCCCGCAGAATAAACATAAAACTCTTTATCCTCTTCTTTCATTTGAGAAAGAGCAGTTCCCATGGCCCTTAGAAAAACGGAATACTCGTCGAAAGACTTGGTTCCCTGAGTAGCTACAATCATCTCTGCTTTCCTTCCGTTAGAGCGTCTACAATATGAATAACTTTCTCCAATTGTACCTTATTCATACCCATTGTGTCAACCTCTCTAGTGGTATCTTCGTCTACCATGCCCTCATCCATATCCGCAACAAACAGGGTATTATTTTTAATCCAATATGCCTGATTTTCTACAAAAACAACCCTAGTATACATAGAATTTTTGTGATTTTCTGACTGGGTAACTGGTCTTTTGATATCAAACTCATAGTCTGGTATATGGTTTTTTATAATTTCGTGTATCCTAGTCTGGCTATATCTAATCGCCCAGCTTGTAGATTGATCAATATCTTTAATAATAAAAAAACGAAATACAAAAACTGTGGCAATTGCCAGAATAAATCCTAATAAAAATTCCACTGTTATCTCCTAATAATATTTTACATAACTTTATGGAATTAGTCAGATTCGACTAATCTATTTTCGATCAGCTTTTCTGTTTCATCAATAATTTGGTAAGCAAACTTCATCATTCTGTCATACCCAACGGCATTAGACATTATTTTATTATAATGATGAGCACAGAAGAACAGGTCTCCAGAAACCCCGTTTACCCAAACATAGGCTTGTGCTCCACAGCTATCACAACGGTCTGAGGCATTTAGCTGATACTCTTTTTTTGTTTCTTCAGATTTAATTTGCATTTTATATCGTGATCATATCTTCTTTATTTTTTCGACTCCAGATCCCAACAAACTCTCTGTCGCTAGGAGTAAAGCCACCAGTAACTGAATGGTACATTAAGAACATATCTGGAACAACCAAGTCTCCTTGTTTCCATTTATGAACAATTCTTATATCTGTATTGTAATAAAGCTGATCATGCAGCCAGTTAATTCCTTCGGTATAGGTTTGAAGATCTTCTTCAGATGGATCTTTACCATCAACAGAATAAAGAATTTGATTTGTATTTAATACTTCATAGACAAAGCTTGTCCTAATTACTGGCTCTCCAGTAATCCAATGTTTTTCAACCATCTTGTGAGTGGGCAGAACATCGGATTTTTCCTCTTCGTCATAGATTATGCATTTACTTAAAAAACTTTTAAGATAATCTGGTAATTGCTCGTATAGCAATTTACTATTTACAAAATATGTTTTTCCATTTTCTTCATCTGTTTTAAAATTATGCATATTCCATGTTCCAAGAACAATCGGATTATCGTAAGTTGGATGCTCGATATGCCAAGGAAGCATTATTTCATTTGCCCCGAAGGCTGAGCCAGCATCTTCATAAATTCTAGAATGATTTTCTGTATATCCAGTTAAATTGCTTTCTTTATGTGCTCCAAGAGCCTCACTAATTATGCTGTGGACCTTTACATGATCTTCATGGGAAAGATTAGCATTTCTAAACACCAAGACCCCATCTCTTATAAAAATTTCTTTATATAAAGATATATTGTTATATAGATCTTCAGTGTTTACAAACTCAATAATTTCTGGTGTGCTCATTCTACTTAGCTTTATTATCAGTTGAGTAAAAGCCACCACCATTAAAGGTGACTCCTATAGGATAGTATACACGAGATAGTGGCAAATTGCAAGCATGACAAGTGTACCCTGGATCTTTATCAGAAATGCTTCTTGCAAAAGATTCTTTTGCTTTGCACTCTCGACATTCATACTCATATATAGGCATGTTTATATTTTACCATAAGTTGGCTATATATGATAGTGTCAGTTAGTTTAACTTTAGAACTTGACCAACGTTAATTAAGTTTGCATTCTTAATGCCGTTTAACTTAACTAAAGCTGCAACTGTAGTCCCATAGCGAGAGGCAATGCTTGTTAAGTTGTCTCCTGAGACTACGGTGTAAGTTGATCCTGCAGCAGAAACCGCTGGAGCAATTGGCCCTTTCCCATGCACTGGAGCGGGAGCGACTGGTGCATCAGCTGGGGTTTCATCCTTTGCAGTTCCCTTAACAGACTCTAACTTAATCAATGCATCAAAAAACGCAACTGGTTCAATATAGTTTAGCCCTGTGGCATTCCAGACTAGCTTCTTGCCTTTCTGAAGTTCCCAATGTAGGTGCTTTCCAGTAGACATACCAGTTGTTCCCATTTTCCCAAGTGGAGTACCAGCTGTAATTTTTTGACCAGCTGAAACCTTAAGGCTGTCATCCTGCATATGTGCATAAACTGTTACATAGTCTTCGCCATTTATTTTGTGTGAAAGAATTACGTAGTTTCCGTATCCACCGCCTGCAGCAGTAGATTTCTTTGCTTCTACGACTGTGCCGTCATAAGGGGCTTCAATCCAGCATGGCTCTTGACCAGACCAGATGTCCGTGCCATTGTGATGCTTTGGCTGTTTGGTAACTGGGTGAATTCTATTTCCCATGAGGCTGGTAATCTTCCAGTCCTTGCCCTGTTTGCCATCTATTGCCTGTTGTGCTTTCGCCATAGTAATCTCCTCGGTTTTCCATAATTATTTGGAATGTGCGTTATTGCCGCTTTTCAGCGTACATCTTATTATACCACAATGGGTGAAAAATGCTTCATCTATTTCTTTTAAACGTAAAAAATGCCCCCACACAAATATTAAAATTTATGTGAGGGACACTTAGTTATAAATTACTTTTTTGGCTTTTTCTTAGCTGTACCACCAAAACCTGGAACTGGGTTAACCAGCTTTCCAGTTGGCTTTTTCTTTGCTTTCAGTTCGGTTACATCAAAGCTTGGAGGGGTGTCATCAATAATGCCATCGTCTGGAGTTGCATCTGGAGCAGAAGCCTTTAGCTTCTCAAACTCCATAACAGCCTCAACAAACTTAATTGGATCGACAAAGCCTTTACCGTTTAGGTCCCAACGGTGAACCTTGCCTTCGACAATCTCAAAGTGTAGGTGACGACCAGCAGATGCACCTGTGTTACCCATGATTCCTAGGATAGTTCCAGCTTCAACCTTCTGACCCGTCTTAACCTTTAGTGATCCTTCTACCATGTGACCATAGCGAGTAGTATACCACTTTCCATCAATCTTGCAACGAAGGTCTACGTAGTAACCAACACCGCCAAGTGAACCATCAGCATTCTTTAGTTTTGATGTTCCAGCGTATACGACTGTGCCATCGTGCCAAGCCTCGCAATAAATCTTTGCAGCTGGCCCCCAGAGGTCCGTGCCATTATGATGTTTCTTGATTTTCTCTATAGGATGCACCCTCCATCCGAAGGGACTTGTAATCTTCCAGTCCTTACCCTTTTTACCGTCAATTGGGTATTGCGTTTTTGCCATATAAAAAACTCCTTAATTATATGTCCTAACAAATTAGAACATAATTCTATTATAACATGATTGGAGCCTCCAACAGGACTTGAACCCGTCACCTACGCATTACAAGTGCGTCGCTCTACCAGATGAGCTATGGAGGCGTGGGGGGTACTGGACTTGAACCAGTGACCGACGGATTATGAGTCCGCTGCTCTAACCAGCTGAGCTAACTCCCCTAGTTTTACTTACGGTGTTTCCCAGTACCTTTCTTGATTAAAGCATTTACCAAAATCATATAGGTTAGCCAAGCAAAAGCTAATTCAAAACCAACATTCATCAAAAAATCTGCCAAGATATGATGTGGATCTGTTATTATTTCTATCCAGCTTTGCAAATGTTTCTCCTATTTTTACTAGCGACTCCAACCAGACTTGAACTGGCGACCCCTACCGTGACAGGGTAGTGCTCTAACCAACTGAGCTATGGAGCCAACAATAGAAGTATAGCAGGAAAGTGGCTAATCCGCAAGTTTTTCATATGCCCAGCCAAGAACGCTAGCTGCAACATCATCATGCTCATACTGCTTTTCATAAATAAGATTACGAAGCTTAGAAAAAATCTTTATTCTTTCAGACATTCTAATTAGTTCAATGGTCATTGGATCAATACCGTCGATACTTTTGGAGATATCCATATCTATTTCATTAGGGTTATCCATTTATATCCCGTCAGATTTTATGATGCTAATCAAAGCTTGCTATGTAGTCACCAGCAATGTGGAAGTTGTCTGAGGTAGTCAAAGTGACTGGACTGTTGTGGTCGAAGACCTCATCCTGACCATTTGAACCAGTAAAGCTAAGTAGCAGCTGAGTGCTTCCAGCAACTACGTGACCACCAATAGCAAACTGGTTTCCAGTGGAGATGTCATGTAAGCATCCATTCTTGAATTGGTACGCATACTTAGCTGGGACTGGAAGTTGTACAAAATACTGTCCAGTACCAAAGCTAGTGATGTTGTCCATATCTACTTGAATCTCAAAGTGAACCATCGGGCCGTAGATCACATAGTTACCAGTAAATAGCGGGTCGCCATTAAATGTTGGTTGAGTGCCACCAACCGTTCCGCCAACAACTTCAAAAGATGTCTCTGTAGGTACTGCTGCTGCAATATCTCCAAGTACAGCGACAACCTTATCCTCGTCAGAGTACGCGGATGTACGGTTGCTTTGGATTGTTGCGCCAGAATATGTGTTGATATTCAATGAAGAAGGCGAGACATTAGAGTTTATGTTAATGTCGGTTGCCAAAAGCGTCACTGAGCCATCGGTATCACTAACTTTTACATAGGTGTTCTCGCCACCAAGGATAAGTTCAGCATTTGAAGCATCCTGAGTTCCACCAGCACGAATGTGAATGTGGTTTGGCTCGGTTGGATCAATGACTAGATACTGGTCAAACTCTTCACGATCATCGTCTGGAACAATCTTGATTG